CGTGTGTGCAATCACCTAGAAACTGGATATAACCAGCGGTGACGAACGAGTGGCACGTGTATGTACCGATATCGCGCTCGGTGTCATCGTACAGCGGATGTGTGGCCAGAATGGATGGCGTCAACGTGGGCGCGTCGAGACTGCCGTTCCAAGCCCAATGGGGGGCATTCGCTACGTGCGGCGATTCCATTTCACCGTTCAGCAATGGCGAGACTGGTAGTAAGTGACTACGCGAAGTGCCCGAGTAGCTGGCGCATCCCGGACAGGAAACCGAGACACCGTAGAATCGTCCCTCGGTATCGCGGATGACCTTCGCGCGAGCCATTACAGCGAGCTGACCGTCAGGCGGGCGAACACGAATTCCACCACACCCGGCTGCAGGATTTTCTTACCGCTCGGCGCTTTGTAGCGGCGCATGAAACCGCCCGTCAGGTCGTAGCGCTTGCTCACCGCCGGTAGCGTAATGGTCAGGTTCTGACCCAGCTTGGTGCGGTTCGTCACCTCGTACTGGTAGATCTGCTCAAACAGCGACAGCGAGGCGCTATCGGCCTGCAGCGTGATGCCGAGCGGGATCTCGTTAAACACGAAACCCGCCGACAGCTTGCCGTCGATGCCCATGCTGTACTCGCCATTCTCGACGCTCTCGAAGTCGAAAGCGTCGTCCGTGCCGTAACCCTGCAGGCGCTGGGCCTGCGGGAATAGCGCCTCGGTCGTCATCGCCAGGACCGAGTTTGCAACAGTTAGTGTGCCGGCCATGTCGATTCCTTAAATGACAGCGGTGGAGTTGATGGTGATCTGCTGAATCGAGCCGCCATCGGTATACCAAAACGTCGCGGCGGGACTCGTGCGGTTCTGCCGCGCCTGCGCGACGTTGGCAGGATCACCGAACAGGCAGTACCAGCCTTGCGTCTGCAGGGTCGTGGAGATGGTCCGACCGGCCTGCGCGTCCACCTGGTTCTGCTGGCTCTCCGACAGTGTGACACCCGTGCGGATGATGCCCGACACGATGCCCTGATTGGCCACATCGCGCACGGCGGTGTAGAGCTCGGTGTAACCGTCCTGGTTGTACGGGATCGAGTTGTAGGCCAGCAGGGCGTTGAACAGCGCCAGCTGGATCTGACGATTCAGGTAGATTTGGTCGACGTAGGTGTCGAGCCACAGGAACGAACCGGACAGGTAGCCATTCACCGCGATGGTGTAATTGTTCGCAGCGTTGGCAAACGCGCCAATGTAGCTATAGTGGTTCGTGTCCAGTGCCGCGCTGGTCGGCTGGTCCGTGACCGTGGCCGGGGTGCCGGCGACAAACTGGCGCGAGTCGTAGTTCGTGCGGCCGTTCTGCACGCCGAAATTGATGCCCGCCGCCCAGCCCATGGACGCGCCGGCCGTGGCCACCGTGCCATAGAGCGGCGCCGTGCCCTGGTAGGGCTGTGCGAACACCTGCGCGCCAAAGGACGCCGAGTTGTTCGGCACGATCGAAGCGGCTTCCAGATCCCACGCGATGTAGGCGTACTGGAAGTTCTGCCCGCTGTTCCATGCGGCATAGGCCAAACGGTCGGCAATCACCGCCGCGTAGCTGGTGGTGAAGGTCATCCAGTTGGTGGTGAAGCTGATGGCGCGATTCATCACCGTGGTCGGCGTGTCCGCAGCGACGCCTGCCGCCTGGTTGAACGCGCCCACGCCTGCGGAGAGGCCGACAGCGCTCGCCAGGGTGCCGGTGACGGGCGAGCAGACGGCAGACGGGCCGGTCGCCGTGGTCAGCAGCGTGAAGCGCTGGCGCTGTGTGTCATAGGCGATCGTGAAGTCGGCACCGGTAAAAGCGGCTTGCATGATCGTCGCGGCGTTGGTGAAGCTGGTCGCTGCCGACAGATTGATGGACGTGGAGGTATGCAGCGCGGCCGTGGTCACGATGAGCGTGCCCGTCAGGGACTGCAGCGCGGCCAGCGTCAGGTTTGCCGTGCTGGCGCCATAGACACCGGCCGGGGCCGCGGTCAGCGCGTAGCCCACGAACTTCAGATCGAACGGGAGCTGGCCGCCGTTGACGATGCCGGGGAAGTAATTGTTTGCCAGCGTCGCCTCGGGGGAGGCCGGGCCAAACCAATTGGAGACGGCGATCGCGCTGGTCAGATCGAGCACCTGGCCGGGCGGTACCGAGGGGTCTTGCGTCACCACCAGGCCATTCTGGCTGGACACCGCACCGCCGCCCGGGACGACGCCCGGCAGCACCTGCACTTTCTTACTGATAGGGATAGTCACGGGGTCAGGCTCCTGATGGGGTCGCTGGTGGATTCTATAGCAAAATCAGGGCGGCAAGTTGTCCGCTACGATGAGCGACACCGGCGGGACTTCGGTGAAGAAATCCTGCGGCAAACTCACCGTCTGATTGACTTGGGCGTATAGCTTGAGCATGAAGCGTTGTTCGTACATCTGCTCGCCATTGGCGAAGTTCAGCTGTACAGGTTCGTCGGCGTAGAGCGGGGTAAACACCGCCGCGCCGGGGTTGTTGTCGCAACCCCACAGCGAGCGCCAGGCGATGGCGAATGTGTCGGCCCAATCGGGCGCCAGCGGGCCGTAGCAGTCCACCTGATAATAGTAAGTCGTGCTGCGCTCTACGATCTGGAAACCGTTGACCGCGTCATAACTGCGTGTGCCTTGGTTCTGGCGCAAGCGCACGCCCGGCTGCACCACGGCGTAGGTGCCCGCAGGGGTCGCCGTCATGTTCGGATTGGACTTGAACACGTTGGCCTGGTCGGGCGCGTCGAGCAGCTGCACGACCCACTGCCATACGCCGTTGAACACGACGTCCTCGGGCGTGCTAAGTGTCGACACGGCGCTCATACCGGTGGCACCGGTACCGAACCGTTAGCGATGAGCGCCTGCAGCTGCGCAAGCGTCGTTGCGTTGAGCTGGCGCGAGACTTCCACGCTGCACCAGGTAGGCCACCACTCGTTCACGCGGCTGATGTACCACCACTTGCCGCCGATGTTGAGAATGTCGCCGCCCTGGCCGTCCGGCCGGCTCATGTCGGCCAGGTTGCCGTAGGCGTAAACCGTCGTGAAGTCGGTGGAGTAGTTCAGTGCGCGATCATGCACCAGCCCACTATGGTCCTTCGCCTGCACCTGCACGGTAATGGCTAGCGTGGTGAACGTTGGCGTGAGGATGCCCTGTACGTTGGTGTAGCCCGTCGAGCTGTACCACATGGCAGGCACATCGTCATTGATCGACGTAATGGCGCCGCGCACGACGTCGTGGAGATTAAGATTGAAGCCCACTAGCCCACCCCGCCCATCGTCACTTCATCCTCGATCGAGCTAGACAGGTGGCCGGTCAGGATCAAGCCATGGTTGAAGCCCTTGAAGTCGGCCCACGATTCGCGGTTATCCGCCGGCCATTCCAGCACGGTCGCCTTGATGTCTTCTTTCATGACCTGACCTACGGCACCTAGCGCCGTCTTGGCACTCGTACCCTGCTTGAGTAGCGTCACGAAAGCCGATGCCCACGTGTCACCCTCTTTGGCGGCGGTCGTGTGCATGAAGGGGCGCGGATGGTTCTGCCCCTCGCCGTATTCAAGCGCGGCGGCAATGACCGCTACCGGCATGCCGGCGCGCGGGTCGGGGCGTTTCTCGCCCGTGGCGGCATTGGTGAGCGTTGCGGCCGGATAGGTCGCCCCGCTCAGCACACCCGCGCGCACGCTGCCCGGCTGCATCAGGTCGGCTAGATGGGATGGCAGGCGCAGCCCGCGGCGCGTCACGCTCACGGGAAGGTGTCCGGCGGAATGTTGACCGGATGGGAGCCGTAGGCGATCGCAAAGCCGATGCCGCTGCCGCCATTGATGGCGTACTTCAGCGAGCGGAAAGGCGCCGTGAACGTCCAGTACATCGCGCCGTATTTGGTCTGCGTGAACCAGGGGGCCATGGCGGAACCCGGCGGCAGGATGTATTCGAACGAGGCCGTTACAGTGCCCTCGGTCGCCTGCGAGATGCGTCCGGGCGGTGTATTGGTGGGCGTCGTCGGCGCCCCGCCCAACAGGGTGAGCAGGTGCGCCACGAGCATATAGAACAGCTGGGTGCGAAAATCGACATCCATCACGGGCGAATTGTCCGTGTTGTCGAGAATGGCCTGCTCGGCCAGGGTGAACATGGCCGTCAGTCGCCCCGACGACACCGAGGCAAACTCGGGGTACTCCGCCACAAAGGCGACGGGATCAAAGACGACGACGGCCATGGCGGGTTAGGCCCGCTCGCCCGGATCTTGCGCACCGTCCGGCTGGATGATGCTGCGGTTGTCCGGGCTGTTCGGGTCGATCGCCTCGAAGCCGTTGCGAAGCGTTTTCTTGTCGGTCGCCTCTTCCTGCAGGTCGTCGCCGTCGCTGTTGGCGAACACAAAGCCATTCTTGAGCCACAGCGCGTGTGCGTGGGCCCTCTGGATCGCCTCCCACGTCTCCACCGGCACATTCTGCGTGATGCCGTGGCCGGCGATGTTGTAGTGCGAATTGGCGCCGTGCAGCGTGACCGGCTCGCGCTGGCCTTCCAGGTGGATGATCAGGCCTTGCGGCAGCTTGCAGGCGATAGACACGGTCTTTGCGGAACGCTTGACGTTAGCCATGGGTGGGCTCCAGTGGAATGGGGTGGAATTGCGCGGCCAGCATACCAAACAAAAGGGGGCTAAAATAGTTGTTGACATGACCGTGAGATGTGCCTAATATCGCTCCCACACCACCGGAGAAACGACATGCACGTGAGCTGTGAATTCTATGCAAGCATTTGCGCCGCGATAGCGTACGTCACAGGCATGCTTTCAGGCCGCACTATCTGGAAAGACAAGTAATGTCCTGGCCCTGCCGCTGCCGTCGCAAAGTCTGCCAAGCGCGTCAGACGATCCGCTACAGGCCGGAGAGCTACGCCCGACCGCCGAAGTGCAAGGCGTGCCGCGTGGGCTTGCTGCGGGTCGATGCGTACCGCCAGGCGCACGAGCGCCACAGCAAGACCACCTGCAAGCCCGACCGTTCGGGTTGTCAGGGTTACCACTTTCCGCACCGCCGGGGCTCTGGCTGGTGCGACCACAATCCGGCGCTGACGCCGGCCATGCTAGAGGGACGCGAACGATGGTAAACAAGCCGCACCTCTATCAATCGCGCGCCGGGCACTGGTACTGCAGCGATGGCCGCTGGTGCGGTTACGGGCCGACTGCGGTCGATGCTTACATGGCGTGGTACACGCGCGACCCTGAGCATAGTTGGGTGCACAACCGACCTAGTGCGATCCAATCCCGCCGTCGGCACGCGACGGGCGGGTGGGCCGTGAAGGTTGTCGCCGAGTAAAAGAAAGGCCGCCTTGCGGCGGCCTTCCTGTTCGAGCTGCGGCGGCGCCCACTCCGCCGCGAGGACTCAAACGCCGAGGGTCTGGGCGCAGCCCAGCGGGCGGAAGATCACGGCGCCCCAGGTACCGGCGCTCTTTTTCTGACGGAAATACGAGCTATAACGCTCGATCGCGTGCGCGCGCATCTTTTCGGTAAACGAACAGGTCGCCGTTTCCTGGCCCTCGATGTTCGGGCACCACAGCTGCACGAGGCGGCCGCCGGCCGTGTCGTATTCCGGCACGGTGACAAGGCTGAGCTTCGGGAACGCGTCCTTAAGCAGCTTCGCCGCCGACAGGCCATAGATGTTCACGTTGTTCAGGTCGCCTGCGGCAGACGGCGGCAGGGCCAGACGCAAATCGTCTTCCTGTTCGATGATGCCTTGCGACTGCGTCTGCAGCTGCTTGTACATGCGGATGACATCGTTGAACACGGCATCCGGGGTCGCGGTTGCCCAGTTGACCGGCGCGGCCACCGGAGCCACCAGGCGCGGGTCATTGGTCAGGCCGTAATTCTGCAGGCCGGCCACGCCGAACAGGTACGTCGAGTTCAGGAACTTGGCGATACCCAGCGCGCTGGAGTAGTTGAGCTGAGCAGCCCAGTCCACACGGCCCGCACCGGCCATCGCCAGTTCACGCTCGCCCCAACGGGTCCACGTCTGGAAGAAGTAGGACTGGCGCTGCGGGTAGTTGACGTTCGTGTTGCTGGTACCGTCCGACGAATAGTCGCCATAGGTGGCAACACGCGTGGTCGGCTCGGCCTGGATGAAGGCCGCCGTCAGCGTGGTCCAGTCACCCTTTTTGGACTCGCCGACAATCTCGGCGGCCTTCATCGGAGCGACCAGCACCTCGATGACCTTGGGGTCGACGTAGGTGGTCAGGAAGGTGGGGATGCCCGCGTTCGGGGTGCCCACCAAGGTGGGAGTGAGGCTCGCCGCATCCATCGCGTACGCGCTGGACGGGGTAGAGACATCGGTCACACCCGGCGCCAGCACGACACCGCGCGAGGCAAGCTGGGCGATAAGCTGAGAGTCTTTCATGGTCATGGCCCTTATGCGCCCGTATTGCTGATGATGACGGTCTGGCCGACCGCCGCCGATTCGCTCACCAGCTTGTAGCCGGTGTCCACGAGGTTGCCGGCGATCGTCGCGCCGATGTTGATGAGACCGGTCGTGAAGTCCCATGCGATCGTCGCGCCGCGCGAAGGCGAGCCGGTGACCGCATCGGCATTGACGAACCAGTCGCCCGTGCCGAACAACGAGACCGGCTGACCCGGCTGGATGGTGTAACCCGACTCGGCCAGGTAGGTCACGATCTGCGCATTGTTCACGCGGTTCACGAAACCAAGGCGCTGGATCGGGGCCGGCGTCACGCCCGGAATGGACGTCACGGTGCCGGTCGTATTGAGCACGGCGAAACGGCCCACGGAAACGCCCGAGGCGTCCGCCACGCACTTACCCGCGCCCGAAAGCTTGAACACGGCCGGGTTCGTGGAGGCGAAGTCGCCGGGGACCGCCTGGGCCGGGTTGATGTAAACCTGATTCTGAAACATGAGTATTTTCCTTTAGCCCAGGTTGCGGATCTTGGAGAGGTTGGCCAGCACGCTCGACTGGTACTTATCAACGCCTGCCGCGTCCATAGCCATTTCGGCCTGCGGGCGCACACCGGCGGCGCGGCTTGCGGCGTTAACGTGAGTATTCCACGCGACACGTTCCATGCCCTTTGGGATGGCGGCCACGTCCTGGCCGACAGCGGCCAGCGCTTCGCGGTAAATCTCACGGGCGCTGTCCATACCATAGACCTCACCCAGCACGCCGCGCACGTCGCGCTTGGCGCGCTCGACGTTCATGGCGCGGGTGCGCTCGGACTTGACCGCAGCGGCGACGGCCGTCGCCGTGGCCTTGCGCACGCTGGCCGCATCCATGGCGATGGTCTTGTTACCGCGTGCCGGGGTGCCTTCCTGCGGGGCCTGCTTGGGCATGGGGTATTCGCCCTCCTCGTCCATAGCGCCTTCGCCTTCGCCGTCGTCCTCTTCGGACTCGTCTTCGGCGCCTTCGGCTTCCTTGCGCACGGCCGGGTCGAGTTCGCCGTCGGCGGCCTCTTCCTCGTGACCGTGCAGCTTATCCTCGTCCTCGCCACCGCCTTCGCCCGCGGGTGCGGCCAGGGCGGGCTCGCCTTCGGCCTTCTCGCCGCCCAGCTTGCCGTGGATATTCTCCAGCAAGCCGGCAATGTGTTTGAGCGCCTGGCCTACCTGCGCCATGGCGTCCTGTTCGTGCGATTCACCTGCAGCCGAGCCGGGCGGCCCACCTGCCGGGAGGTTATTTTCACCTGCCATTTCGTCAACTCCTTGCATGGATGGGTTCGGCCCTTGCGGGTCAAATAGTGCGCTATCTGCGACGTGCGCGCCACTGGCACGCCCATCGTCCACGAGCGCGACGTGGTTTCCGGCCAGATCACGCATGACGCCATCGTGGCGCCGGCCGTTCACTTCGCCGCCGGTCATGTCCGGTTTGTAGCGGTAGCCGCACGACAGATCGGACATGGTGTCCGACTCGATCAGGTCGATGGCCTTGCCGTCCGATACCAGCAAGTCACCGCGCAGGTGCTTGCCGTCAAAGGTGACCGAATGCACAGATCCGGCCTGGTATTCCTTGCGCGGTTCCTCGGCAGTCTGCGGGATGTGCTTGATCATCAGGGGGATGCCCTGAAAGCTCGGCAGCGCCTTGCGCAGTTCATCCGGGTCGCGATACAGGTCATAGACGTGATTGGGCTTGAGGCCCAACTCAGCCGATCCGGGAATCTCCGCGCCGCGGTACGGGTTGATCTCCGCCGTGGACAAGATGCAGTTCTTGACGCGCAGCCGCCCATCCGCATCGCGGGTGCGGGCGGTCTGCTTGTCGAAAGCAAAAAGGATGCGGTTCTCGGGCATAGGCCGCATGGTAGCTAACCGCGTGCAGGCGCGCAATTACTATACCCGCCGGTTTGCCTTGTAAGCCTGTTGACAAGGGAATGTAACGATGTGAGAATGGCTCAACACCACACGAGGACAAACGCGTGACCATCCAACCCATTGACCTGAAGAAGTGGCGGGAAGTGGCGGCGAAGGCGACGCCCGGGCCGTGGCATCAGCACGCTCTTATGGTGTCTGCATCGGACAAATACATAAGCCGTGGCGATGATATTTGCCACTGCGGTCTAGGCATGCGGCCTAACTCAGAGATAAATCAGTCCGAGTCAAACGCCGAATTTATCGCCACCTTCAACCCCCAAACCATCCTCGCCCTACTCGACGCCCACGAGGCTATCGCTAGGGATGCGGAGTTGTGGCGCTACATCGTGCGTGAGAACAACAAGGGACTGCATGGTCGCTTCCATATCGTTTGGTTCGACCAGCACGACGACATTTGCACGATGGATGGTGTGTCCGTCGATGGCAAAGACGAGAATGCCATTGTCCGTTACATCGATGCGATCCGCCACGCCACTCAGGGAGACTGACATGACCGAGACGATGCGTCGGGATGCTTTTGCGGACTTCTGCACAGTCGGGAAGGCAAGCCTTACGGATGAGCAGCGTAGCGCTTTGTCCTATCTCTACTTGGCGGCAAAGAACACCCGCGCCCAAGCGTCTGCGCCGGATGGTGGTGAGGCTGTGGTTTCTTTGATCAACACGTGTGTTGGATGGGTTAGCGCAGTCGCGCGCAATGGTTCCTTGGCTGGTGCCGCGCAAGACGATATTAAGCGAGAGATAACCAATCTATTCACCCACGACAAGACGAAGGCGTGAGCCTAATCTCGCTGACGGTAGGCCCCTGGAAACCCCGGCACAGGCTCTAGCTTGTCCGGGTCGAACACCTTGCCGCTGGCGAGGTTTCGGCCGATTGCCGGGATGAGCGTGCGCGAGCCGCAGCGGCAATTGATGGCCACGCCGGGGAGCACCTGGCCAAACGCGTCGCCGAAATCGATACCAGCTTGGGTGTCGAATATCCATTCCTCGCGCCCGGCCTTTACGTGGTTCGGGCGTGGTTCCTTACCGGCGCTTGAGTGCTTCCACACCGCCCACTGCAGGCCTAGCTCGCGCTGGCGCCCTGCGTTCATGGCTGCGGTGAGTTTGTTGGACTGGTCATGCGCAATCAACGCCGCACGGTCGACCGTGACGCCCCCGCGCTTGCGCAGCGCATCGGCCATCGTGTGCAGATCACGCCCGGCCAGGAATGAGCGCAGCACGATGCCGTGTACGTCCGTGGCGAACTGCGCCGGGATGGATGTGATCAGCGAGACATTCTCCGACACGGCCACATCGAGCACAGACCGCTGCGCCGGGGAAAGTTGCATGTCGACCGTGAAGCCCGCGCGGCGCATCTGCGCCTTCCACGCGTTCGCGTTGTCCTTGTAGCTCTGCCCTACCCAGCGCGCTGCGAGGCGCTTGGCGACGTTCTTGAAGTGGCCTTCCCAGTGTTTCTGCAGGCGGCCTAGCTCGGCGAGCAGGCGCGACTGCGCAGTCTTGGGCGCCGCGTCCTGCGCTAGGTCAGGGATACGCCCTGCGTCGGCGTTCTCTTCCACCGCCGTTTCGTAACGGTTGGAGAGCCACCATAGGTAGCTCTTGGCCATCGTGCGCACCTCACGCTCAAGTGCCGCGCTGTAGGTCGACTCCGTCGCGTGGTTCGGGGTGATCGGCGGGAGTTTCTTTTCCTTCTTGCCCGGTGCCTGTAGGTTCATTGGGGGCGCCCTCGTTGCCGATCTGTAGAATTTGCTGGGTGATGCCTTCGATGTCGTCATCGGCCGGCTCGATCGCCTCGGTACCGTCAAACAGCCCCGAGTAGCCGCTGGTCGGGTCGGCGGCGAGATGCGCGGCGACCTGTTGCGCGTTCAGTGCGCCCATGTCCACGTAAAGCTGCGCCGTGTTGGCGTCCTTGTTGCGGCGCTCGGCGTCCTCAAGCTTGGTCAGCTCCATCAGCGGTTCCCATTCCCACGTGATGCCGTCATCGATGGCACCAAAGAGTGACAGTTGCACGACTTTAAGCACTTTCTGCATGAGCGGCTGCAGCGCATCGCTTTGGTAGCCGCGCACGTAGTCGTAAAACACGCGTATTTCGCCCTCGCTGGACGCGTTCAGACCGGTCGGCGTGATGCCTAGCAGCTTGACCAGCGGGATGTGCGACACCGCCGACATCTGCTCCTGACTCTGCGCCTGGAGCGCATCGAGCCCGGACAGCGGCGTATTGACCTGGAAGAACTCTTCCGTCGCATTGTCCAGCAGCATCAGATTGCGGTTGTCGCGATAGGCATTGATGAGCTGGGCACGCTGCTGCAGCGCGACGTTGGCGCCTGGCTGCAACGCCTGGGCCAGATCCATCGCCACACCGGACACGCTGAATTGCTTGACCGTATCGGAGATGGACTGTCGCGTGCGCAACCAATTGTCCACGTAAGGGATAGCCAGCTGCGACATCGAAATGCCGCGGAAGGAGTACGTAGGTTTAAGCATGTCCGGCACGGGACGGGAGATGATGGTCTGCATGCGCGTGGCGTGCACTTCGATGCCCAGCAGCCACCAGGTCGACGGAATATAGAAGTCGGCGGCCGTGGGGTCGATCGAATTGTAAAAATTGGGCGTTACCCAGTAGGGCTCGACCACGCGCAGGCCGACAAACGAGCCTTTGGGCACGCTGAACGGTCGCAGCACCAGCTGCGTATCGCGCGCGGTCTTGTCGTCCTTCATGCTAAAGAAAACGTGCGCGCCGCCGAACGCCTGGTCGTGAATGACCGCCTGGCGCACGCGCGAGCGCAAGTCGATGCGCTTAAATTCCGCCTCGATAGCTGACAGCGTGTCAGGCGAGGCGTCGCCAGCTGCCTTCACTTTGCCCCACATGCGCACACACTCGTCCGCTAGGGTCTCATGCATGGTGCGGTATTCGGGCAGCTGGGCGAGCAGCGCCAACGTGGGGAAACCTGGAAAGCTGGTGGCCTCCACGAATGAAAGCGCATTGCCCGCCTGCCCATTGAAGTCCAGCGCCATATTGGCCGCTTTGTGCTCGGCGGCGCGGTAGTTCTTGGCGTCGACCAGGTGCGCAGTGGCTTGGGCCATGGACAGACTGGCTGGGCCGGTCGGCGCTTCCATCAAGGCGCGGTTGCCCACTGCCGGACCCGTCAGTACGGCATGGGCCGGATCTGCGGGCACGGCAGGCAGCGCCGGTAGTGCGGGCACCTTGGGAAGGTTCGCCGGTACCGTCGGGCGACGGCGGGGTTGCTGCTTGCGGCGCTTGGTCATTGGCTGGCCATCCGTAGTACGTCGTTGGTGATAAGGGCCGCGATCGGGCTGCGCAAGCATAGCTGCTGCAAGGCGATCGCCATGCAATCGGCGGTATCGTCGTGGCCGCTGGTGGAGTCGGGCACGGAGGTGATCTCATCCACCCACGCCACAATACTAGGATCTTCATCGGGATGGGGCAGCATGACCTGGCCGGCGTCCCATACCCATGAGACAGCATGCCAGCGCGATTCCTTGGAACCGAGTGGCGGCACGCCGACGAGCCCGGGGATGTGCTTTTTGAGCATGTCCACCAAGGCCGCGCCGTTGGCCGCATCCTCGATAAACGCCCGCGTGACGCGCGGGTGGGCTTTCTTCAGGTCGATGATGGCGCCGGCGGTGGCCATGAACGCGAGTTTCTCGCGCCGCTTGCCGATCAGCCACACGCGATCATCCGCCGACTTTGCCCACACGCCCGCCGCCACATAATCCGATGCCTTGGCGTCCTTGAACGTGGCGTCCACCGACAGAATGACCTGCGTGAAATGTTCCGGCAGTTCGGCACGGCGGTAGTAGCGCAGCCCCTCGCGCTTGAAGATCGCGCCGTATTCGGCCATCGGCACCTGCTGAAACATCGCCGACCACCAAAAATCGGAAATAGCGCCTTTCATCTCGGCCAGCTTGTTT